TTCCGTGCTTAACGAATTCTTTTACAAGTTTGGCCTCTACTCTGTATCCTTTGCTTTTACTAAACTTTCCCATCATTTGGCTCCGTGTCAGATGGTGCATGTGAATACCAATCTGTACCTATTACTTCAAGGTTTCTTGCACCTACTCCTTTGGTTAATTTGTTTTTTCTTACTAACTGCTCACAAATTTTGTGTGCTTGTGAAGGAGATGCAAAAGCAAGTTGATCTGCAATCTCTTTGTATGAAGGACTAAATCCATACATCATTATAAAATCTTTAACAAATTTTAAAACTCGTGCTTCATTTTTTGTCATAATTAAATATCCTTTTATCTATTCTAAAGTCTTTAACTCTAGTGCATTTCATTGCAACAATGTCTAGTGGAGTGTGTAGGTACTGTTCCTTCACACTCCACCAAGTAAATACATCGCACTTGGGTTGCAATGGCAAAGCATATTTAACATACAGTTGTCCGTCATATGCAATCCACAAGGTTACGATCCATAATTTAAACATTATATTGGTATGTCATCATCAATAATTTCACCTATATCAGCCATTGGTTTTGGCTGTTCTGTAGGTGCAGATATTGGCACACCATCAGACTTGGAATCCATCAACTTCATTTCTGAGTTGAATCTGTCTAAGTGAATCTCGGCTTTTATTCTCTCTTCGCCCGATTCGGTTTGCCATTTCCTGTATGTAAGTCTACCCTCCAATAAAACTCTGCTTCCTTTCTTAGTATATTTAGCTAAGATGTCAGCAATTTTATCATCCCAAACGACACACTTGTGCCACTCGGTTTCTTTTTCGCCTTTCACTACTCTGTTTGTAGCTACTGACAATAAGGCATAATTAGTGCCTGCCCCCGTTTGTTTGATTTCGGGGTCAGCACCAAGATTACCTATGATTTGAATCTTGTTATACACTTTGTAGTTCCTTTCGCTTAGATTCATATTTAGCTACTGCCATTTGGTACAATCCGGGATTGGACTTCTTGGCTTTAGCTATGTTTACTTTTGCCATTTCATAATATCCGGTAGCTTGTTTAATAGTTTTGCTACCTTCTATATTAGTAAGAAATGTTTTGATAGCGTCATCATCTGCAGATCCGATCTTTTGATCTGTAGTATCAAACTCATCTTCTGAATACACAAAGCCGTGCAATCCAACAAGTTTAAGAATGGCTCTATCTACTGCTCTTTTTTCAGCCATTGCATATGGATAAGCAACCTTACTATTTTTAGGACTAGCTTCTCCGTAGGTAATGACTTTCATTTTGTCATTGTGAGCATAGCATTTTACTACTGCTATACCTTGTGCAGAATTAGTTTCTACTTCAAGTATATCATCAATAACAATACCTGCTTTAGCTCCAACAAGTTCGCAATATTTATGCAACATAATTAGTGTTGATTTGCCACCTCGTTTGAGTTCCCACAAAGCGTGTTCGGGTTTAAGATCATATTCTGCAAGTATCTTCTTTACCCTTGGTTCTATATTAGCCATCATATTAACCTCCTTTGTTTTCTTTGATGGTTAAGTGTCCTGCTTTTGTTCTTGATATCTTGATACCACCACCTTCAGCAAGACGACAGTTGGCAGGTATTAGTTCTTTCAATACCTTACCAACTGCTCGGTGTTGATCGTATGGAATTTTCGTTTCACGCCAAGTATGTGCATTAGCTACAAACTCATTGTTCTTCTCCATATCAATACGAATCATATCGTTGACTTTTATATTGTCTGTATAGTCTTGTATTATTTTTTCTGCTTGTAAGTTCTCTGGTTCTTTATCTGTTAGTATATGTTGCTTCCAAAAGGTATCTTCCATTTCGTAAAGCATTTTTATATAGTCATTATCGTATTGTATTTCACACCATTCGTATCTCATATTACCAAAAATTACTGAGAGGTACGCTCTATCCATCATTGCAACTTGCATATAATGTTGTAGTTGAGGCATATATTTTCGTATAACATTCTCTAAAGTGTTGTTGGCATTGGTATGCTTACACTCTAGGACACAAATTTTGTCACTAACATTTACCATTCCATCAAGACTAGCGTGGCGAAATCCATCTGTGAACTCGTGTTGATTACTAGCTGATAATAGTTTATGTCCTGTTTCCTGTGCAAACCATTGCTTGTTTAATTCTTCTGTAACAATGCCGATTTGTACAGGTAACACCCGATCCAAGTTGGCAGGTTCTTGCCGCCCTGTCTTCTCTAGCCAGAGTGTGTGCCAATCACCTTCCATAATGCGAATCGCATCTGAACCACCAAGTGTTTTAGGTCGTTCTACTTTTTTCTTTGGTTGCATATTATACTCCTTTCGTATCTATTTTATAGCACTTTTGTACTATGTTTGCAAACTTTTTTGTTTTTAAATATGTATTTTCTATAAACAACATTCCGTGTTCGTATGGTGGTTCATAGATAGCAAGAAAGTCTGCAGGTACAGGCAACCTCCTGTACTTGTAAGTCTTGATTAGTTCTATTGTGTATTGTTCTATTATACATTGTGGATATTTTGCTAAGATATCTTTGTATATTTTTAAACCAAGTTCATTAGGTACATCACACCCAAATGTAGAGGCACACATTTCTATTGCTGTGCCTACATACTTTGGGTCAGCAGGTTTCATATAATCTCTACAATCTAATAAGACATTATTTAGATTATGTAAATTTAATACTGCTTCTTTTTCTGTACCAATATACTCTTCAACCTTGTCGTTTTTTATCGCCAATAGCAAAGACATTATGTATTCGTTCACGGCGTTCTTCAGTACCTGCGGAGGTCTGAGTTGTATTGGTCGTGAATTTCTTGGCACGGAGTAACCAAGATCGGAAAGCATATTGCCAATCTGACTTAGTTGTTCCACTTGCCCGATAATGGTTGATAAAGATTTTAAGTTCGTTGTCATAATTATACCTTTCACCAAACTCTTCTACAATCCATTGCTTAGTGTCAAAGCTAGGTGTAAATCCCTTTGGTATTTTTGTTAAGTGAACATTCAAAATGATATTGAAGCCAAGCACCTGACACCAATTAAAAAAATTTATAGTGCTTGGTTGCTTCTTACCACACTCCCATAATGATACAAGACTATCCGATACACCTAGCTTCTCTGATACTTCTTGAGAAGATAATCCTAAGTGTTGTCGGCGTTCTTGCAAATCTTTGATTGCATATTTATACATATGGACTTATCAGAATTTCACATTCGGAATATGATAAATCATCTGCACAACTTTGTCTAACTTCAAGAAACTTTGTGTTCTTAAATTTAGGTAAAGATAGCAATAACCTTGCATAATATGGTTTGTGGTTATTATTTATTTTGAATTGTTTATCTGTTGTATCTACCATTGTTTCCCAACGGACACGATTGATAAGCATTTCACTAGATAATTTTTTGTGTCCGTGATGTACCATATCAGTTGCAAACTGTAAGTACAGATCCCAAACTCTTGGATTATCTAAATGAAAATCAATGAACTCGCAAGTGTTTGGCGACTTACCAAACTTTAAAGTCTTGCGATCAAATTTTAAATGTACATCATACATTCTATGATTTGTAAATTTCCTAAAAGCCATAATATACTCCTTTGTTTATATGGATTAATAGTGGGCGTTTGCTCATAACTAGGTACGCCCGAACCTAATCAATGCAAGGTACAACAAATTTAGTATCAAAAAAAACCTTGCATATGATTCTTACCAATATTGTTCATACCAATATTCATTCCACATTTCTAATGTAATAGCATTAAATGTTTCGTCGTGTTCATTACTTGCCTTTGCATTTGGAAATAATGGTGATGATAATATTGTTGGTTTGAATGGTCGTACTGCATATCGGAACTCCTGAATAGTTTCAGACTCTCCAAGTCTTGCTACGACCTCATCAAAGATTTGATCTTCTCGCATAATATATCCCTTTCGTACTACTATTATACTATTAATATTCTACTATGCAACAAGTTCTTGCCATTGTTTTGAACCTAGTGCTTTAGCTACTTCATCTTCTCTGCGCTTACGAATAGCGTGTCCACGCTCTCCGTCAGTATGAGTAGACCAATATGTAAGAGCATTGTATAACGCCCACTTTGTATTACCAAGTGTACGACTCTCACGATCAAAACCTTCAAGTAATGTTTCTGTTCTCGTTACATTGAATGGTATTGAGTTAGAGGAACGCTTGAATGTTTTAGCTACAGTTTGTTCTAAGAACTTTTGTACAGAATGATTAGTCAAGCGTATCTTTGCCCATTGATTGTATTCAACTCCTGCATCCATAAAGAAGTCAATACCTGTTTTTACACGATCCGTAATACTCTGAATGTTTACTTTTGTTGTATGTTTGAATCGTAAAGTAGAAGCATTGACAGGTGTTGTGCAACCATTCATACACCATAAGCGTAAGCCATCACATATAGTTGCGAATGCCCACGATTGGTCATATGAGTTGAAGAAGTTGATACGAAACTTTATGATATCATCTTTCTGTGGTTCAATGACAAGGTTCTCAAATGTAACAGATCCTCTCATCTTTGCGCCGCCTTCAAATACTTTGATGTCTGTTTTGTAATCAAACATACCTGTTTTTTCAACGCCTTGCATTACCTTATCAACAACATCTTTGTGTGCGATAGGTTTGTATTTACTTCCGTGAATACCAAGAACTCGTCCGGTATCTGTACGAACACACGCCCTTGCCATATCAAGAGGTACAGAATAATTTTTGTTGCCAAAATTATCTGTCCTGTTTAGTGCTTCAAGCTCCACCATTTCTGTTGGAAACTCGTAGTCTTGTTTAATATCATCTAACATATTTACTCCTTTGTTTTTTATTAGATTTATATTATATTACAATACATCATACTTTTCCTTTCGTAAAAGATCAGCTAGTCCCTTTGCTTGTTCTTTAAGTATGAGTAGAGAAGTGGTGATGTGTTCAAAATTACTTTGCGAAAGCTGTTTACTTTCGCATGAATCCAACGCCACTTCTATTGCACCTATACATTTTGTGATTACTTTCATCTCGTACTCACATTTGATTAGGTACTGCAATGAGTAGAGTTCCATATTCTGTTCCCACTCATAGCGTTCTTGAAATGCTTCAATCGCCAATTACTTCACCTCCTTTGCAAGTTCTTCTAACTTGTCTACATTCTTTGCAACTTGTTTCATTATGTGTTCATAGTCATCAGAGATCATATTGTTTTCAATTTGCAATAAACACATTTTTGTTAGCATTGTCATTTGGTCATAGTAATGTACTGCTTTACCAAAATCATCATGTGATATGTGATCAGCCGCATATTTAGTTTGTATTTTTTCTTGATATTCGTTGGACATTTCTCTGAATGTATTGATTCTGTTTACTTCTTTTAAATGTTCAGAACGAATAATTGTT